CGTTATACTGCCAAGTCTTGAAAAAATTAACATAAGAACCATTGCAGAAGCAAAAAGAAACCGTGCTTCAAGATTGGCTAAACAAGCACACGAAGCAGCCGTAGCAGCGGCTGGTAAGAAGATTCCCGCAAAGCAGTTTGAAATCGATTATAGGAAAATGGAAAAAACGGATCTAATCTTCCGTATTATGACATTTGAACACATTCCTGAGGATCTAGCACGCAAGAAAACAAAGAAAAGTGTTGCTGATAGTCATGTGAAAGTTAACTTTCCACCATTCCAACATTGGAAGTTTGATGAAAAGAACAACCTAATCTGCGTGGGCAAGAGCCACTGGGAAGGCGGAATGGAAAACGGACAGTTCAATCCAAAGGTTGGCAAGGCAACTAACCAACTTGCTCTTATGTGGATGAAACTGTGCGACAGATACGCAACACGTGGTAATGTAAGAGGCTATACCTATAACGATGAAATGAAAGGACAGGCTATCCTGCAACTTGCACAGATTGGTCTACAATTTGATGAATCAAAATCAAATAATCCATTTGCATACTATACTGCGGCTGTAACTAATTCATTTGTTAGAATTATTAATATTGAAAAACGTAATCAAAATATACGTGACGATATTTTAGAAATGAACGGAATGAATCCTAGTTGGACTAGACAAGAATCAGGAAGAGGTAACAGCCAAACTCCGCCTGCGGCAGCAGCGAAGGCGCCCGCAACCAAGAAAAAAACTTGACAAAGCACCTAAAGTTAGTTATAATAACATAAGGAGTAAAGAATGCCGTTATTTAAAAAAGCAGCCTGCTTCACTGACATCCACTTCGGAATGAAGAGTGGTAGTAGGTCACACAACATAGATTGTGAAGATTTTGTTAAATGGTTTTGCGAAGAAGCAAAAGCCGCTGGTGCTGAGACCTGTATCTTTTTAGGAGACTGGCATCACAATCGTGCGACTACAGATGTCAGCACGATGAACTATACAGTTAGCAATCTAGAAAGACTAAACGAAACATTTGAAAAAGTTTATTTCATGGTTGGTAACCATGACTTGTTCTACAAGGACAAGAGAGAAATTAATAGCATAGAGTTTATGCGATTGTTTCCTAACATTGTTCCCATTACAGAACTGTTCACTGAAGGAGATGTAACACTGCTTCCTTGGTTGGTAGGAGAAGAATGGAAAACAGTAAAAGATATTAAAAGCAGATACGTGTTTGGACACTTTGAATTACCATACTTTAAGATGAATGCAATGGTTGAAATGCCTGATCACGGAGAACTGCAACCGGATCATTTTGTTAATCAGGAGTATGTGTTCTCAGGACACTTCCATAAAAGACAGACCAAAGGCAATGTAACCTACATGGGTAATGCGTTTCCACACAACTATGCGGATGCGTGGGATGATGAGCGTGGAATGATGTTCTTGGAGTGGGGTGGCAAGCCAGAATACAAGACATGGCCCGATCAACCAGTGTATAGAACATTTAAACTGAGCCAATTACTTGACAAACCCGAGGATCATCTTAGAGAAAAGATGCATGCCCGTGTTACCATTGACGTGCAGATCACATTTGAAGAAGCAAACTTTATTAAAGAACAATTCATTCCACAATTTAAGTTGCGTGAATTAATGTTAATTCCTGAAAAGGTAGAAATAGAGAGCAACATTGATCCTATTGACATTTCATTTGAAAGTGTTGATACTATCGTTATGAATCAAATTGAACAGTTAGACAGCGAGACCTATGACAGGCGAATGCTTACGGAGATTTATCGAGACCTATGATAAGAATTAAAAACATTACTGTTAAGAATTTTATGAGTGTGGGCAATCAGACCCAAGCCATTGACTTTGACAAGGGCGAACTAACTCTTGTCCTAGGTGAAAACCTAGACTTAGGCGGCGACGATAGTGGTTCCAGAAACGGCACTGGTAAGACAACTATCGTCAACGCACTAAGTTATGCAATATATGGCAACGCACTAACAAACATCAAGCGTGATAACCTAATTAATAAGATTAACAACAAAGGAATGTTGGTCACAATAGATTTTGAAAAGGATGGTATTGACTATTCCATACACAGAGGCAGAAAGCCTAACATTCTTAAATTTACGGTAAACGGAACCGAACAGGAACCAACGGATACTGACGAAGCACAGGGCGATAGTAGAGAAACGCAAAAGGAAATTGAAACACTGTTCGGCATGAGCCATGATATGTTCAAACATATCCTTGCACTTAACACATACACCGAGCCTTTCTTATCTATGAAGGGCAATGATCAGAGAATGATCATCGAACAATTATTAGGAATTACTTTACTTTCAGAAAAGGCAGAGTCACTCAAGGAAAAAATGCGTGAAAATAGAGATGCCATCAACGCAGAAAATACAAGAATTGAAACTGTCAAGGCATCTAATGAAAGAATACAACAAAACATTGAAAGCCTTGAACGCAAACAGCGAATGTGGGAAGATAATAAACAGCAGGGTATAAAGGAACTAGAACAGAGCATTGCGGTTCTTGAAAAGATTGACATTGAAGCGGAAATTGAAGCACACAAGTGTTGGGAAACTTTTAACGACAAGAAAAGAAAACTAGAAGAAGCACAGCGTTGGATGGCGAGCATAACTGCTGATAACGAAAAGCAGGAAAAACTAATTGCCAAACTGAAAAAAGAATTAGAATCCATTGACAAGCACGAATGTTATGCCTGTGGACAGGAGATTCATGATAACAAGCAAGAAGAAATTAAAAAGCAGAAGGAAGAAATGTTGCAGGAGGCTGCACAACAGATTTTAACTAACGAAACGCAGTATGAGGAACACGCAAAAGTTGTAAAGGACATTGGTGAACTTGAAAACTGCCCCGTGACGCAGTATGATTCGGTGGAAGAAGCATACAACCACAGGAATACTGTTGAGAGTTTACAAAAGGAACTTGCCAAGAAGGGTGAAGAAACTAATCCTTATCTTGAGCAGATTGAAGACTTAAAGGAAACTGCACTACAGGAAGTTAGTTTTGATGCACTAAATGAATTGACCAAGGTCAAGGATCATCAGGACTTCCTATACAAACTGCTTACAAACAAGGATTCATTTGTGCGTAAGAAGATTATTGAGCAGAACCTAGCATATCTAAATCAACGTTTGACATACTATCTTGCTAAGGTAGGATTGCCGCACATTGTTGAATTTCAGAACGATTTAACGGTTACAATTACACAACTAGGACAGGACTTAGACTTCGATAACCTCAGTAGAGGAGAACGAAATAGACTCATCTTAAGTTTAAGTTGGGCGTTCCGTGACGTATGGGAATCATTATATCACAGCATCAATTTACTGTTCATTGATGAACTCGTAGACAGCGGAATGGATAGTGCAGGTGTTGAAAGTTCGATTAGTATTCTTAAGAAGATGACACGTGAAAGAAATAAAAATGTATTCCTAATTTCGCACAGGGACGATCTTGCAGGTCGTGTTAATCATGTGCTTAAGGTAATCAAGGAGAATGGATTTACTTCATATTCTAACGATATTGAAATAATCCAATAACACATGGCTACTGATTCGCATGACGAAATGATCGAAGCATTCCAAAACTATTTCAAGTGGCAGGAACGCTTTGAATATCATAGTAGCGATGAGGCAGGAATTAAGGCAAGATTTTGGTTAAGCGAAATTAGAAGGCACGCAAGCACACGCAGATTAGAAATCCAAAATAAGAGGCAGGAAAGAAAGGAAGCCAGAAAAGGCATGGTTGGTCGTCCGTCGAAAGTAAGTAAGACTGATGACGAATCCGAGTTGGACATTTGAAGGCAACATTATTGAAAGTATTCCAGAAGAATATGAAGGCTTCGTTTATCTCATTACCAATACAACCAACAATCAAAAATATATAGGCAAGAAACTAGCCAAATTCAAAACCACCAAACCACCACTCAAAGGCAAGAAAAACAAGAGGCGCGGACACAAGGAATCGGACTGGCAGGACTATTGGGGTTCATCCGATAGGCTGCAGGCTGATGTGGAAGCACTAGGTCCAGAAAACTTTACGAGAGAAATACTTTACATGTGCCACGGTAGGGGAGAAATGTCCTATCTTGAAGCAAGAGAGCAGTTTGACCGTAGGGTTTTGGAATCAGACGAATATTACAATGGTATTATCAATGTTAGAGTAGGCGGTTCAGACAAATTGCGCAAGGCACTTCTAGAAAGACACATCAAAAAC